TCTTGGACAATTATTCTTTTGCATTTCCCCAGCTTGTTCCGAGTGCAACGTCTGTTTTAAATGGGACTTTAAGATATTCGATAGCACTTTCCATAACCTCCTTGATTTTTATTATATCACTTTCTTCATTAATGGAAAAGCATAATTCATCATGAATTTGTAACATGGGTTTAAACCCTTGCTTGTAACAATTGATCATAGCCTGTTTTGTTTGATCTGCTGCAGATCCTTGAATTAACCTGTTTAGGGCCTTATAAGTAAAGGCTCTTCTGATGTTATTTCCATATATGGCCTTAGCCTCCTCATAACGCATAGCTTTGTTCATTCCGAAGGTAGCAGGCTCCCACATGTTGAATCGGCATTTACGACCCCTTATTGTGCGAATAAAGCCATACTTTGAGGCACTATTAGTAACAGCTTCAGCCAATCTTTTAACAAAAGGCACTCTAGTATGATATTTACTTAACAAATTCTCAGCAGCATCTTTTGATATACCTAATTCCCTTGCTAATTTAGCTTTACCCATACCATAAAAAAGACCCAAATTGATCGTTTTAGCATTAGTTCTAGATATACCTGCCATATCAGCAACTATTTGGTGAAAGTCTGCTTCATCACTTTCATAAGCTTTTATAAACTCATCTGCACCCGTAAATGAACCATCAATATCTACAGATGCAGCATAGTGAGCTACTAATCTTGGCTCTTGTTGTGAGTAATCAAAACTACCCCATTGTCTACCTTCTTCAGGTAAAAATAAACTTCTTATCTTATTACCAAACTCTTTATTTCTTGCTGGTATTTGTTGAAGATTAGGATTAGAATAACTTAAACGTCCAGATACGGTACCACCCTGGTCAGATCTTAATTGATTTATTTCTGAGTGAATTCTACCTTTGTGAACGTATCTTTGTATGGAGTCAATGAATGTTGAATGGAATTTATTTATTTCTCTTGCTTCTCTTATTAACTGCGCTATTGGGTTATCACAGTTCACTAACCAGTTTTGGGTAAAGCTTGGTTCTCCGGTTTTCGGTGTCCGTGGATAATCCACACCTATTCTATCAAATATTTGTGCAACACTCCTCGCTGCCCAAATATCAACATCTAATGTAGTCTCTTTTTTAATCTTACCTAAAACAATTGACTCCTTTTTCTTAAATTCTTTTTTAAGATCTGCTGCCCTTTGTTCGTCAACACGTATACCTGTCCTACGCATTTCTATTAATATAGGCAATAAATCCATCTCCAGGTCCCACACATCATGTAAACTTTGTTTACTAATCTCTGTTTTTAAATGCTGCCAAAGTTTTAAAGTTAAACCTGCATCTTGTTCGGCATAAAAGCCAACATAACCTGCAGGTAACTTCCATAAGTCTTGTTTAGGATCAATACCCCATTCTTTCGCTTTTTCATTTAAGAATGTCTCATTCTTTATTTCACCCAACCAATCTTTACTACAAGCATTTAAACTAAAACTAAATCTATTTTCATCTACAACAGCTGCTGCAATCATCGTATCTATTATCTTACCTCTAATCTCAAAACCATTCATAAGTAACCAACCAACATCGTATGAAGCATTGTGAAATATTTTATCTGCTGGTGTTTTTAAAACATTCTGCATCCAAGCTGTGGTTATACCAAGATCCATATTACCACCTGCATCGTGTTGAATTGGAAAATACCATTGTTGACCTAATGCTGCTACTGCAAAACCCACAATCGCACCATCAAACGTGGCCCAACCAGATCCTTTTGTTTTAAGATTAGGGTCTTTTGTTTCTAAGTCTATTGCTATTTCTTTTGCTTGTGAAAGATCCGGGTATTCTTGTGGGCAAACCCAATCACTATCATTATAAATAAAATTTAATTGGTGCGTCATACTAAATAAAAATTACCTGAAATTGTTATTCTAAATTCATCACTTGTATAAAAAGGATTAACTGAATGTAACTGTGAGGCATCAAAAAAGAATCCCTTACCTTTCCAAGTTTTATCAGCAGGTACAACTATACCTCTTGAATAACGACCGTTAAAATTTAAACAACCGTTATCCTGTGTTTTTGAATCTTTTGTATTTTTAAAGTTTCTTTCATCATTTATATGGTAAGGTATAGACATAAATATAACCATTGAAAATAAACCTCCATGATCGTGTAGTGGATTATATTCATGTTTTTTTTGAAAATTTACCCATAAATCCTTAAGTTCACAATTGATTTGTGGGGCTTCGAGGTAATACCTTTGTATTTTTTTAATTTTTTTCTGATATACCTCAGTAGTGATAAGTTGACCCATAAACCACTCTTTAACATATGGTAAGCAACTTCCTAAACTGAATTCATTTTCTATTGCACCAGCTAAATGATGATTATATTTTTCTTTTGATGATTTGGATTCTTTCATTAAATATTCATGTAACCAAACAGGCAGCTCAAAGCCTTCTGCAATTAGTTCTGAATCCCTTACTATAAATTTATTAGCTTGATTCATTTATTTATCACATAAAATGCTATTAAACATATTAATACAATTACAATAATTTGCATTGATAACATTCCTAATCCGTAAGCAGTATTCATTTTTTTCTAGTGAAGTGTTTTATTATAGTTAATGGATTTATACTTATATCGTCTGACAGAGGTACGCACGATACGGGGAAGAATATTATTATTAAACATATAACACTCAGCACAATAAATTTTTTTATTTTCAATAATAACCCCATTTTTATCACATTCACAACATTTATTTTTTTTCATTTTTAAGAACATTTGTTTTAAAAGCCAAAGTAATTCTAGGTCCTTTTTTAGGAGCGTGTCCTTTATGTAATTTTTTTGAGTCAAAACAAATTAATTTATTATCTTCAAATTCAAAATGTTTTTCATCTTTCAATTCAAAATCACCCTCTCCATATAACATGTACAAACAAGTCATCTCACATTCATCATCAGTATGATACTCACCATCCATTGTTGGATGTTGTATGTTTAAGTAAACTCTTTTAAATTCTAAATTTAAATTTAATGTTTTTGCTAATTTAAAACATAAATAATTAATTATTAAGTTGTCTTGATCAAAAGTGTGACTGTAAAATATTTTAGCTGGATCCCTAGAATATTCTCGAAACCAATGTGGAGTTTCGTGTAAAAATTTAATTCTTAAAAATTTATTCAAATCTGATTCTAACCAATTATTTATTTCCTTATTACGAATCATTTATTTCTTTTTCGAATCCTTTAACTTTAGTATTTCTAACTGACAATAGTGTATGACTTTTTCTAAATCTTGTATTCCATTTTTCTGCTTGTATCTGCACACGTATTTTATAACGTTCCCTTGAAAAAATGTAAGCTCGTTTTTAGATATAAACTCATATGGTTGTATAACCATATTTTTATAATGAGATCCTCCGATTTGTTTACTCTGCGGAAAAACATCTTCAAACAAACTTTTGTTTGTCATCCCTTAAATCTTTCTAACACAGCTATTTTATCCTCTGCCTCAGCTATTTTATTAACTAATTTATCCACTTCTTCTATGTGTTGTGGGTGTTCTCCAATCCCGACTGGTTTAGTCAAGTATATTTCTATTGTAGCCTCACATTCAGATATGATCGCATCATACTTATCTTGCAAAGCTTTTATTATTTTTAATCTAAACATAATTTGCCTCGTATAAGTTAAAATATTTACCTAACGGAAAATGATATTGGTGATACGTACTTAATAAATGTAAGGTGCTTTTGGATCTAGTTGCTCCTGTATACCAAACTCTTAACTCTTTTACTTTTTCTTCCAAGTTTTTTCTTTCAAAGTGAGATGGAAAGTTACATTTACTCGCTAATACAACATTATCAGCTTCTCCACCTTTTACTTGATGTATGGTATCTATAATAATTTTAGGTGGTTTATTTAAATCCACACCTTCGCCCATCAATTTATTAAAGTATTTTTTATCTTTATCCTTAAATTTACGTTTAAATACGTCTTGCCATAATCCTTTTTCGTCTCGCATACCACATCTTAAATGTAATTCGTCAAAAGTAAATACTTGATTTGGGTGTGCAAAACTCCATTTTTTGCTATCATGTGACCGGTATCCATGGTCAATATTCAATAAATATTCATACATGGTGCAAGCTTCTTCACGGTTTATGCTGCCACCGTCAACTATTTTTTCCCAGTATTGTATTGCTAAGAATTGATTCGGGTCAAAAGACTTGTTATTTTTAACATCTTGAAAGTATAGTCCTAAACTTTTTGCCTCTTGTTGTAACTCTTTTTTTACATCATTAATCCTGGCCAAAACCATCCAATCACCTTCTATATCCCAAGGAACTTTTTTTAAACCGTTCCATCTATAAACAAAACCCTCTTTTTGATTAGAATAAAACTCTTTCTCTACCCTTTTATCACCCATAGATGATAATAAACATTTAGAAAAAAAATGTATATTTTTATTTAATCTTACAGATTTTTTTAATACTAAAGATTTACCAGGGAAAGTTTGAAAATGTTCTACATCAGCACCATTCCATTCGTATATTGCTTGGTCATCATCTCCTGCGATGTAAACTCTATCTACACCTAAAGCTATCTTTACAACCATATCCCACTGAAGAGGTGTAAGGTCTTGAGCTTCATCAACCATTAAAACTTTAAATGGTATAACCAGACCATCTTTAACAAACTTCTGCACCATATCTGTAAAATCTAACCTGTCCGGTGTCCGGTGTCCGTTTTCTAATTCCATTGTCTTAAACTCTTCGTATCCTGCTATAATTGATTTAAACTGTTGTAATCTAACAGCTTTTCTTGATTGCTGTTTGTACAAAGAAACTGGGTCAACTTTCATATTTCTTGCACGATCATATATTTGTAGAGACCAATTGTTGTAAACTTTTTGATCATCATGACCTTCTTTATAATTTACTTTTACAGTCCCATATTGAGTATGAAACATTAACAAGTCTGCTCTTGGATCTAAAACAGGTATTTCAGCAAACTGTTGCCTGGCCAAAGAATGTAATGTTCTAAAATATTTAAAATCGTCTTCATCATACTCTTTGAATCTTTTTCTTACTCTTGCAATACATTCGTCAACTGCTTTATTAGTAAATGATATGTAACAAATTTCATCTGGTGAATATCCTTGTTTAAGATAACGTTGAACTCTTTTAAGTAAGTTTTCTGTTTTTCCTGTGCCTGGGGGTCCAAATATTTTAATTGTCTTCCCACGCAGCTTTTGTTTTAGTAAATTTGACATTTTTGTTTTTATGCTCTGATTGTTTTGGCAGTGACACCACCCAGTGTCTACTACTTATATTTTGAAACTTCTTTTTAGGCTTTGCACCTCCTTGTTCTAAAAATTTAGTACATTCTTTTTCATTCCAATTGTACCCCATTTTCTTCATAAAAGATCTAAATGTTTCTAATTTAAATCTCATATCTGTATCATCTCTCCAAATATTACCAGAGTCAATCTGATCGAATTCTGTAGTATCTTCAACATCCTCTAAAAATCTAGACATCCTTGAATTAAATACGTCTTGCCCCTCTTCAAAAGAATCAAATCCCTCCATATCTTGTTTGTTTGACATAAGTTCTTCAAGCCAGTCCCTGTATGGATCTGGATCTCTTTTTGTTGGTTTTAATGGTCTCCAAACAATGTCATAATTTAAAAGTTGTTCTCCCAGTAATTGTTGTTGATACAATTGTTTTGTTGAAAGTCTTATTGATTTACCCTGGATAGGCAAAATCCAGTATGGTTCAGGATATGAGTTTACTTTTTGCAGTTTACCTACCTCAGGTAAGGCCTCATTTGCACCTATCCCAAACTTTCTTTTAATACACTCACTAGATACACAGTGCATTCTAGCAATAGAAGTTTTACATTTGTATGCATATTCTTTGTTTTCAACTCCTTTAAAAATATTCTGTAATTCTTTGGGATGTAATTTTTCTGAACAAACTTTAGACATCATCTCTCTTGTCCATTCTTCATACATCACAGGGTCAGGATTAATTTTTTTAGCCAATACTGCAACATTAAACATTGCATCATTTCTACCTTCACCTTTTTGTATTTTGTTTTTCATAAAATTTATTACGCAAGGCGGGTAATCTTTTGTTTCATCATCTTGAAATATTTTAATTTTTTTAAATTCTGTTGGTGTCACCCTGTAAGGCTTTACAAACTCGTACAAATCCTCAATCTTTACTGAATTGC